CCTGGGCGACGTGCCCGCCTGGCTGCGCCCCTTCCCGGTGTTGAGCAACGGCGAGAAGTTCCGGGCCAACCTGGCGCGGGTGATCTGCGAGGCCCCGGCCCGGGTGGTGATCGATGAGTTCACCTCGGTGGTGGACCGCCAGATAGCCAAGGTGGGGGCCTTCGCCTTTGCCAAGGCCTGGAAGCGCCTGCACGCTTTAGCCGGCAACCAGTGCGTTTTGCTGTCCTGCCATTACGACATCATCGAATGGACCGAACCGGATTGGGTCTTTGACGTAGCCACCGGCAAGTACACAGGGAGGGGCCTTTGGCGGCGGCCCAGCATCGAGCTTGAACTTTGGCAGACGGACTGGCGTTACTGGCCAGCTTTTGAGCCGCATCACTATCTAAAAGCCGGCCCCATGATCGCGGCCCGTTGCTACGTGGGCGTAGTGGCGGGCCAGATCGTAGCCCACGTGGGGGTTACCACCCGCAGCTATGGGTCAGGCATAGAGGCCCGCGCGGCCCGCTTCGTGGTCAAGCCGGATTGGCAGGGTATTGGCCTGGGCCTTAGCTTTTTGAACGCCGTGGCCCAACTGCAACTTGAGGGCCTGGGGCGCATGGAGGGGCGCCGGTTGCCGACGCTAATCAACACCTCGCACCCCGGGCTAACGGCGGCCCTGCGACGCGACCCCAAGTGGCGCCAGGTGTCTTGCAATCTCCATGGCGAGAACAAAAGCAAAAGCGCCCAAACCATTGGCCGCACCAAGAAATGCCAAACCATAGGCCACTCCACCGGCTACGGCGGGCACTTCCGGGCCGTGCAAGGCTTTCGCTACTACGGCTAACCCAAGGGAAACCATGGCCGCATTGCTAACCCAGGCCGAGTACTCCCGGCACCGCAAAGAGCATGGCCTGATCGGCCAGACGCCTGCCGCCGTGAACAAAAAGATCAAGGCCGGCCAACTCACCGTTACCTCCGGGGCCTTGATCCGCCAGGACGGCAAGGTGCTGATTGACCCGGCCAAGGCCGACGCCGAATGGGCCGGAAACACCGACCCTGCCATGCAGCGCCAAGAGCCCGGGCCGGTAACCACGCGGGAAGAACGCGACGACGATCAACCCCGCGCCACGGGTTCGCTGCTGAAATTCCGCACCCAAAACGAAGCCATCAGGGCTCTAACGTCTAGGATCGAGCTGGACAAACTCACGGGCACCGTGCTGGAACGGTCCTCAGTGGAGGATACGATTTTTCAGGCCATGCGGGTAAGCCGCGATTCCCTGCGGGTATTGCCCAGCAAGTTGGCCGACCAGTTGGCTTACCTGGATAACCCGGAGGCTTGCCGGAAGCTGCTGGAACATGAAATCAGAACAATCCTCGAAGATTTATCTCAGCGCTTCCGAAACCTCGGCGATCCTGGGACAGGTGCTGGCGCGGGCCATAACCCCCCCGCCCAGCACCACGGTTAGCCAGTGGGCTGACCTGCACCGCATCCTTAGCGGCAAGGCCGCCAGCGAGCCCGGCAAATGGCGCACCGAACGGGCGCCTTACACCCGCGACGTCATGGACGCCTTTTCCGACCCCCTGGTGGAAGAGGTGGTCTGCATGTGGGCCAGCCAACTGGCCAAGACCGAGATCATCCTTAACGTGTGCGGCTACTTCGTGGCCGTGGACCCCTGCCCCATAGTCATAAGCCAGCCCACCCTGGGCCTGGCGCGCTACTTTTCGCGGGCGCGCCTGGCCCCCATGATCCGGGCCACCGGCTCCCTGGCCGCCGTGATAGCCGAGCCCAAGGGCCGTGACAGCGAGAACACTACGCTGAGCAAGGGCTTTCGCGGGGGGCAGCTCGATATCGTCAGCGCCCAGAGCGCCAGCGATCTCTCGGCGCGTCCCGCGCGGGTGGTGCTGGCCGATGAGGTGGACCGCTACGAATCCACCAGCGAGGGCGAACCCCTGGACCTGCTAGACGCCCGCACCAGCAATTTCGCCTTTCGCAAGAAGGGCTATTTTTCTAGTCCCCGCGACAAGGGCACCAGCCGGGTTGAAAAAAAGTACCAAGAAAGCGACCAGCGCAAATGGTGGGTGCCCTGCCCCCATTGCCGCGAGCACCAGGTGCTCATGTGGGCCAACGTCCATTGGGACAAGGCCGTTGATGAAGACGGCGAGGAGCTGACCGACGAAGACGGCGAGACCATCCACCTGCCGGAGACCGCCCGCTATTTCTGCGAGCATTGCGGTGCCGAATGGTCGGAGGCCGAGCGCAAGGCGGCGGTGCGCCAGGGCCACTGGCGGGCCGAGAAGCCTTTCGCGGGCATCGCCGGCTTTTGGCTTAACGCCCTGAATAGCCCCTGGCAAAGTTTGGAGCGCCTGGTCAAGAAGTTCCTGGCGGCCAAGGACACCCCGGGCCGCCTGCGCACCTTCCGCAACACGGTGCTGGGCGAAACCTGGGAAGAGGCCACCTCCCAAATCAGCGAAGACTCCTTGGTTCGGCGCGCCGAACGCTCGCTTTATGGCCTTGGGGACAAGTTGCCGGCCGGCGTGCTCCTATTGACCGCCTCCGGGGACGTGCAGGATGACCGCCTGGAGGTTGAAATATTAGGCTGGGGCCGGGGCTATGAAACCTGGCACGTTCTACACATAGTGCTGGCCGGTGACCCAGGGCGCCCGGAGCTTTGGGAGGAACTGGATAACCTGCTGGTTGGCACCTGGGAAACCGAGGACGGCCGGGTGCTTCCCCTGCGCGCGGTGGGCATAGACTCCGGCGGGCATCATACCGACCAGGTGCTTCGCTTCTGCAAGCCCCGCTGGGGCCGCCGGGTCTGGGCCTTGATGGGCGCCAGCAAGGGCTTGCACTCTCGGGTTTGGCCCTTGAAGTTCGGCCATAGCCGCAAGGCCCGCGACCGCTTCTGGAACATCAACGTGGACGCGGCCAAAAAGGCGGTTACCGACTGGCTGAAAATCGAAGAACCCGGCCCGGGCTTCTGCCACTTCCCCAAGGGCACGGCGCCGGATTACTTCAAGCAGTACCGGGCCGAGGCCCTGGTTACCCGCTACAAGCGGGGTTTCCCGGTGCAGGTGTGGGAGAAGCGGTCGGGTCAGCGCAACGAGGCCCTGGACCTGCGCGCCTACAACTACGCCGTATTGTGCGGCCTGGAGACCATGGGCCTAAACCTCAACCGCGAAGCCCGGCGGGCGGGCCAGTCCACACCAGAGCCCAGGCCAACAACCACCATGCCCGCCGCCCCGCCGCCGCCTTCGGGCGGCGGCGCTGCTTATGGGGCATCCCACGCCGGGGTGACCCTGCCGGCGGACCCCTACCTGTAGAGAGGCACCATGGCCGAGCTTAGCGAATTACAGGCCCGCTTGGCCGCCGCCGAGCTGGCCTATCACAAATTGATGACCGGCGACCTGGAGGCCTCGGTGGGCTCCGGTGACATGCAGGTGACTTTCAGCCGCGTGGAGCTGCCGGGGCTACTCAACTACATCGCCGACCTTAAAGGCCAGATAGCCACGGCCCAGGGCCAAAGCCGGCGCGGCTGCCGCCGCTTGGAGATTTATTACTGATGCTGCCAGCCCGCACCGACAACCCCAGCGGCCTGATACTGGACGCCAGCGGGCAGCCCTTCCGGGCCAAGGCCAGCGCCTACGCGGCGGCCAACACCCTGCGGCCGGAAATGGCCACCTGGATTCCCCGGGGCGGTTCGGCCGACGCCGACCTGTTGCCCGAGCTGGATATCATGCGCCGGCGCTCCCGCGACATGGAGCGCAACCACCCCATAGCCCACGGGGCCTACCAGACCCTAAAGGACAACGTGGTGGGACCCAAGGGCCTGCGCTGTGTGCCCCACCCCAACTACCGCCTGTTGGGCAGGGACCACGCCTGGGCCATCGAATGGCGCCAGGACGTGGCCGCCAAGTGGAATGACTACTGCGAGAGCGTATTTTTTGACGCGGCCCAGGATCAAAACTTCGCGGGCATGACCGCCCTGGTCTTCGGCTCGGCCATGGCCAACGGCGAGGCCCTGGTGATCCCTCGTTGGCTGCCCGGGCGCAACCCCAAGTATGCCACCTGCTTTCAGGCGGTGGAGGCCGACCGCCTCAGCAACCCCCTGGGCGTGGCCAACACCGATTGGATGCGCGGCGGCGTAGAGATCGACACCTACGGCGCGGCGGTGGCCTACAACATCCGCAAGATTCACCCCGGCGATTTGGCCCTTAGTGGTGGCCTGGGCCTGCGGGGCCTGTGGGACCGCCGGCGGGCCAGCGGCCCCAACGGCACCGTGCAGTTCACGGGCTCGACCCTGTTGTTCGACTGGGAGCGCATACCGGCCCGCACCCCCTGGGGACGGCCCCGGGTGATCTACGCCCGCGACAAGACCCGCCCCGGCCAGACCCGGGGGGTGCCCATCATCAGCGCCATCATGCCGCAGTTCCGCATGATGGACAAATTCATGCAGACGGAGCTGCAATCGGCCATCGTCAACGCCATGATCGCCCTGTTTATCGAGACCCCCTTGGGTCAAGACGGGCTCATGGACCTATTCGGCACCGACGACAAGAATCTGCTGGAAACTCTCGACGCCCGCACCAAGGTGGCGCGGGCCGCCCTGCGCGCAGGTGGCATCTATGCCCTGCAACCGGGCGAGAAGGCCACCAGCCACATGCCCGGCCGGCCCGGCGGCACCTTCGCCCCGGTCATGGAGGCCCTGTACAGCATCATCGGCACGGGCTTCAACCTGCCCCCCGAGCTGCTGCTGAAAAACTTCCAGAAGAGCAACTATTCCAGCGCCCGCGCGGCGCTCCTGGAGGCATGGCGTTTCTTCCTGGG